TCCGTTTACAAACAACTACCATACGCAAAGGGTTATGCCCAGAGCAGTGGCGGAGAAAACAGATATCCAATTGCAGGCAAAAGCCAGCACTGGCACTGCGGCCTTAACGGTTTCGCAAGAGGGCTATTTGATTTTGAATGGTTAATCATGAGCACTCCAGCATGGCAACGCAAGGAAGGGAAGAATCCGAATGGCGGGCTAAACGCCAAGGGCCGAGCATCCGCAAAGAAGGAGGGGATGCATTTAAAGCCTCCCCAACCAGAGGGCGGATCAAGGAAGAAAAGCTTTTGCGCCAGAATGTCGGGAATGAAAGCAAAGCTAACATCATCGAAAACAGCAAATGATCCTGACAGCAGAATTAACAAAAGTTTGCGTGCATGGAAATGTGCTGATGGTTGCGCTATTAGAGGATTGACGAAAGGTAGGATGACATAATGCCAAGTCACAGCAAGAAACAGCATGATTTTATGGAAGCAATTGCCCATAACAAGGCGTTTGCAAAGAAGGTAGGGGTTCCACAATCGGTGGGACAAGATTTTAGCAACGCCGACAAAGGCAAAAAATTTTCAAAGGGTGGAGAAATGAAATCAGATAAAGCACATGAAATGCATCAAGCAAGAGAATTACGCAGGATTGCAAGTGAGGAAGAGCATGAGGCCAAGGCTATGAAGCGTGGCGGTCATACGAAAAAGATGGCTGTTGGTGGAATGAATCCAATGGTGGGTCGTGCTATGCCTGCTCGTCCTATGGCCCGTAGAGCGCCTATGGTCACTCCTGCAATGCCTGGTATGCCTGGCATGAAGCATGGTGGTAAAGCAGAACATCATGAAGGCCATGAACACCACATGAAGATGGCTCATCATCATCTTAAGATGGCAATGAAAACTGGTGGCAAAACTATGGAAAAAGGCGAGCCACACTCCAAAGACATGGGTGAAAAGATGCTTAAACATGGCGGTAAAGCTGCTGCTAAACATCATTATGCCAAAGGCGGTGATGTACGCATGGAGCCAAGTCGCATGGAAAAAGGTGGCGATTTACGTCATGGCAATAAGAAACATGGCGAACACGCTATTCAAGAAAAAGGTCACACTCGCGCCATGATGCCAAAAATGCATGGTAACGACATTGGCAACGGTCCTTTGGTTAATGTTAAAAAACGTGGCGGCAGAATCTGCTAAGGAGTCAATTATGAAATCACATCACGAAGTACCTGCTCACCCCCACGGACACGAGCATCCCCATGAGCATAAGCATCATGTTCACCACATGAAAGAACATCACGAAGGCGGTCATGTTCACCATTCAGAGCATTACAAAGAACACGCTGCTGGCCATGAATTGCATCATCATGAGATTGAACATTTGCACAAGCACCAGAAACATATGGCACATGGTGGTCATATTCACAAGCATCACAAATAAGAGGCTATCATGGCTAGACACAAAGCAAAGCGATATGACGGTGAAGATGGTTCATTGGTAACCCCCAAAAGGGTAAACATGGACAATCCAGATTCATACAATGTTCCTATGCCTTTGTCTGAAGAAGAGGCTGCAAGCAATTCTTATAACCGCGAGATGGGTGATAAGTACAGTTCTCAAGCAAACGATACAGAGCCAGAAGGCGCATCCAATGTAAGAGAAACTACTACGATATCCAGGCCATCCCCCAAAAAGGTTGTAGTCACTAAAGAGCAGCTTGCAGCGTCTGGTTATGATAATTTACGAGATTACCTCAACGCCCAGAAACGAGGCACTTCTTCTGGTCCATCGACGTATCAAGAAATGTTGCGTAATGCACCTTCTGATACGTCAGATATGGCATTAAAAGCTTTAAAAGCAAATGCAGCTAGTGAAGCGGCTAAGATGATGGACTTAGAAAAAGGCGTGAGCAGAGGTAGAAAGAGTACTAGCCCAATGGCTCCTAAAACTACTCAAGGCGCTACACGCAAACCTTATAGTCCAGGATCATTAAGCACCTCTTATCCGGGTTCAAAGTTTTCCAAAGGCGGCAAAACATCCGCATCCAAGCGAGCTGATGGTTGCGCTACCAAAGGCCATACCAAGGGTAGAATGCTATGATGTCTAGCCGTGGAATGGGAGCTATTAACCCATCCAAAATGCCCAAAGCAAAAGTTAAAAAGCGCCGTGATGACACGGACTTTAAGCAATTTCGCAAGGGTGGCAAGATAAAAAAGTTTGCAGAAGAGGGGTTGGTGCAATCAGATGAAGGTCCAGTAGCCCAAGATAAATCTGAATTTATTCCTGAAGATCAATATCAGCGGAGTAAATATGTAAGTATGCAAGCCCCTGTTCAGTCCGCAGAAGATTTACCAGATGTATCTTTAAAATACAACCCTAAATACGTTGCTTTAGCCAAAAACTATCAAGGCTTGGGAGGTAGGTTTAGTTTAAATAAACCATTAAGCCCCACTTCAAACATAGAAGCATACTTAGATACCAATCTATCTAATGCTAAAGGTCAAGGATTAACGGGTAGGGGAACAGGTTTTGGGGTGAATTTCTCAAAACAGTTTGATGGGGGTGGTGAAATTGGCTTGTATGCCAACATTCACAAGAAGAAAGAACGCATCAAGCGTGAAAAAGCAGAAGGAAAACCTGTAGAGCGTATGCGTAAACCGGGCACTAAGGGTGCTCCAACAAAACAAGCTTTTATAAAATCAGCTAAGACAGCTAAAAAATGAGTACATCTGGCACAACATCGTTTGACATGGACTTCACCGAGGTGGCTGAAGAGGCGTGGGAGCGTGCTGGAAGAGAAATGAGAACCGGTTATGACCTACGAACAGCTCGTAGATCAATGAACCTAATGACCATTGAGTGGCAAAACCGTGGTATTAACATGTGGACAATTGAGCAGGGTTCTTTTACCTTGACTCAGGGGCTAAACACCTACCCTTTGCCTACAGATACTATTGATTTGTTAGACCATGTCATTAGAACCAACGCAAATAGCACAAGTAATCAGTCGGATTTGACGATTACTAGGATTAGCGTGTCAACTTATGCCACAATTCCCAATAAATTAACGCAAGCTAGGCCCATTCAGGTGTGGGTACAGAGATTATCTGGCGAAACAAACCCTTTGTACGATCAAACTGGTACTGCAGTTACCCTTTCTTCGTCAATAGGCACTACAGATACCACAATTACCATTAGTTCTACGGTAAATTTAGCTGCACAAGGCTACATTACCATAGATAGTGAAACCATTTATTACCAATACATCTCTGGTAATCAATTATTGAACTGTTCTCGCGGGCAAAACAATACGACTGCAGCTATACATACATCAACCACAGCAATTAACGTTGCTCAACTGCCAGCAGTAACAGTTTGGCCTACTCCAGATGGATCGCAAACCTATACATTTGTCTATTGGCGTCTTAGACGGGTTCAAGATGCAGGCGGAGGGGTAAATACCTCGGACATGAACTTCAGGTTTCTGCCATCATTAGCTGCTGGCCTAGCCTATCATATAGCGACCAAAGTGCCTGAGTTAGCACCCAGGATTGATATGCTTAAAGCGCAGTATGATGAACAATTTAATCTAGCGGCAGGTGAGGATCGAGAGAAAGCAGCCATTCGGTTTGTGCCTCGTCAGCAATTCATAGGCGGGGGTAGTCCGTAATGAGTAATCGTTTCGCATCAGGCAAGTATTCGATTGCCGAATGCGATCGATGTGGGCAAAGGTACAAGCTAAAACAGTTGAAGTTTGAGGTCATAAAGACTAAACTATATCAACTGAAAGTATGTGATGAATGCTGGGATCCAGATCAGCCGCAGTTGCAATTGGGCATGTTTCCAGTTGATGACCCGCAGGCAGTTCGTCAGCCTAGGCCAGATCTCTCATATGAGGCTTCTGGATTGGATATCTTGGGTTATCCTGGTGGAGGTTCACGGGATACACAATGGGGTTGGAATCCTATTGGCGGGTCGTCGTTAAATGATAGTGGTTTAACGCCGAACAATTTGATAGCAACAACGTATGTTGGAACAGTGACTATTTCTTAGGAGTTGATATGGACAAGAAAACAGTTAAACACATTGCTGACGTAGAAGTACACAAGCATGAAAAAAAGATGCATCATGGCAAAGTTAGCAAACTTGCCAAAGGCGGTATTGCTGGTGTATCAGGTGAATCTATGAAGGCGCAAGGCCGCAACATGGCCAGAGCGAATAACCAGAGGGGTCGATAATGCCTACTCAAATGAAGCCTACCACTAAAAATAGTCCTGCTATTGTTCGACCAAAACATGTGAATAATGGTGATGCATCAATGTATGCTGAGCCACATCACATGAATGGCAAAAAGTTCAATGTTGGCGCCATTGAAAAGAATCCTGACAATCCAGATATTGGTTTAGCTGTAAAAATGCCTTATCGCCACAATGCAACACCTTTAAATGGCGGTGTTTCAATTGGTAATATGGATGAGATCAAGACAACTGGTGAAGAGACCAGAGGTAATGGTGCTGCAGAGCGTGGAAGAATAGCTAGAGGACCAATGGCTTAATATGTTTTATAGTGAACTGGTCACTGCTGTAAACGATTACATCGAGAATAATTTCCCGACGCTTGACCTCAATCGTATGATTGAGCAATGCGAGCAGAAGATTTATAACACTGTTCAACTACCAAGCTTACGCAGAAATGTAACGGGTACTTTAACTACGGGCAATCAATATCTATCATGTCCGGCAGATTTGTTGTCTATTTATTCTTTGGCGGTATACCCTGTTGATGGATCATCTAATAATCAATTGTTTTTGTTAAACAAAGACGTAAACTTTATTCGTGAAGCTTATCCTGATTCGGCAACTAGAGGTCAGCCAAAGCACTATGCCATCTTTGGACCGCAGTCCAGTAATGAATCTTATTTATCTCTAATTATTGGGCCAACACCCAATTCAAACTATAGCGCTGAACTTCATTATTACTATTATCCAACATCAATTATTCAATCTGCAATCAGTACTTTATCAATTACTGTAGCTGGATCGGGGTATACAAATGGCACTTATTACAATGTTGCTCTTACTGGCGGGACTGGCAATAGCGCTACTGCTACTTTTGTTGTTAGCGGTGGCGTGGTCACATCTGTAACAGTAGTATCAAGAGGATGTTATTTTGTTGTTGGAGATCAGTTATCGGCCACTTTGGGCAGTTCTGGATCTGGAGTTACATTGACGGTGACCGCTGTAAATAATTCCAACGGAGAAACATGGTTAGGTGATAACTTTGATTCAGCCCTTTTAAATGGAACATTATTTGAAGCTGCAACTTACATTAAGTCTGATGCAGATATGATTACCTTATACAAAGGTAGATATACAGAAGCTATGGCTTCTCTCAAGAACTTGGGTGACGGTAAACTTCGTATGGATGCATACCGTGATGGACAGTATAGGCAGCCTGTTGTATGAGTATTATTCAGACCCAAACCACAAGTTTCAAGTCTGAGCTCTACCAGGCTGTCCATAATCTTTTAACGGATACTATTAAGATTGCTTTGTATACAGGTAATGCAAGTTTGGGGTACTCAACAACTGTATATTCAAGTACCAATGAGGTTACTGGAACAGGTTATACAGCCGGCGGAGTGGTTATGACTGGAGTCACGATCAACACTTCTGGCTATGTAGCTTATGTTAATTTTGCCAATGTAGTATTCAACGCATCAGTAACGGCGAGATGCGCTTTGATTTACAACGCCAGTAAAGGTAATAAATCAATCTGTGTAATAGATTTTGGGTCTGACAAAACGTCGTCAAACTTCACTATTACAATGCCAGCAAACACATCAACAGCAGCGTTAATCCGCAGTTCAAACTAGGAGCTATCATGCAAAATGAAAACATTAAACCTACGGAGGCGGCAGCAGTGTCTATAGCCTCTAACTCATCTGTTTCAGAAAACGCCAGCATCACAGGCAACTATACAGTCACTTGTACGGCTGCTGATGGAACTATTCGTTGGCAAGATACATTCAAGAATCTAGTGGTCAACGTTGGTAAAACTGACCTGTTGAACAAGTATTTTGCAGGTACTTCTTATACTGCGGCTTGGTATCTTGGCTTAGTGGATGGCGCTTCTAGCCCCACTTATAACGCTGCCGATACGATGGCTTCTCACTCGGGGTGGACAGAAAATGTTGGCTATTCTCAATCGACTCGTCCTGCTGCTGCTTTTGGCTCCGCTAGCGCTTCTGGGGGTGGGGCTGGCTCTGCTGGCACTGG